CAATGAGCAATCAATGCTTAGAGAGATGCGTGGTACTGCAACAATAACAACGGCCGAAACTGGTCTTGCAGGTGGTTATGTCATTCCTTACCAATTTTCTTATGAGTTGGAAAAGACAATGGCTTACTACGGCCCAATGCTCCAGGTATCTCGTGTAATTACTACACCTCAAGCCGGTACATTGTATTGGCCTAAAGTTAATGATACAGGCACATCAGGCAACTGGCATACAGAAGGTGGAGCGGTTACTGTTCAAGACATGACATTCACAAGAGAGACATTTGCTGCTCACGTTATAAATACACTTGTTAAGGTATCTGTTGAATGGGCAAATGATGAGTTTGGTCTGTTGAATACAGAATTACCAATTATGTTAGGTGAGCGTTTAGGCCGTGGCTTAAATACTGCATTCACAACTGGTGATGGTTCTGGCAAGCCAACTGGATTTAAAGACGTAGCACCATCAGGTGTTGAATCTGCATCTACTGGTGCATTTACAGCAAGTGATCTTATTAACCTTGTTCATTCTGTTGACATAGCTTACCGTAATTCGCCATCTGCTGCGTTTATGATGCATGACCAGATTTTGAGCGCAGTTAGAAAGTTAAATGTTGACAATAATTATAACGGTTTATTCCAGCCATCATTGAGAGAAGGTACACCTGACAAATTATTAGGTTATAACTACTTTGTAAACAATGATCTTCCATCTACGCAAGCTGCTGATGCAAAGATTATTTATTTTGGTGATTGGTCTAAGTACATCATCCGCCAGGTAGCTAACAATGTGCTTGTGCCATTGCGTGAAAGGTTTATGGATGAAATGGAGCTTGGCTTCCTAATGTATGCAAGATTTGACGGCAAGTTGTTAAATACTGCTGCAATTAAGCACTTGAAGAATCTGTAAATAGGGATAGTGTTTAGGGATGGGCATTAATTGTCCATCCCTTCTAAAATAATTTAACATGGCTTGGAAAGTAACAACAGCACCAGCAACAGAAATTTTTACATTACAAGAAGTGAAGGATTATTTAAAAGTTGATGATGCAACGGAGGATACTCTTATCACTACTTTATTGCAAAGTGCAAGGCAGGCAGCTGAAAGTTATTTAAATCAAGCTTTAATAACTCAAACAATAACAGAGAAATTAGATAGGTTACAACTTAGCACTATTTATTTATCTGTATCTCCAGTTATATCTGTTACTTCATTTCAGTATGCAGATAGCAACAATTCAGTTCAAACATTTGCTTCTACAAATTACATTGTAGATACCTATGAAAAACCTGCCAGACTTTCATTGGCATACGGCAAAACATGGCCAACACTTTACGGCAATATTAATGATGTTACTATAACTTATACCGCTGGCTATTCAAGTGAACCAAGCGGTGTACCGGCACAAATAAGACAAGCCATTTTATTGATGGTAACTGATGCTTATGATAACCGGCAAGATTATGTAAAAAAGCTGCCAACTGCATCAGAATATTTACTTGACCAATATAGAGTTCAAATACTGTAATGAAGTATAACAAAAACGAAGTTACTGGAAAAATGAGGGATAGGATTATCCTTCAAAACGTAACTCGTTCAAGGTCGTTAACAGGTTTTGCATCTGAAAGTTGGTCAGATACGACAACTATATGGGCATTTGCAGAAAGCAAGTTGCCAGGATCAAATGAAAATATAATAGATGGTAAAAACACGGCTAAAAATGTTTGTGATTTTACTATAAGATATATATCAACTATTTCCGAAGAATCAAGAGTAATTTGGGGAGATAAGTTATATCAGGTTAAAAATATAAAAGTCTCTCACGATAGAAGGTTTATTTCCTTTCAAGGCATCTTCTACGATTCATACATCCTTACCGGTGTAAATGTCGCTGCTGCTGTATCAGGTATTGCGACATCAACGGCAAATATTAAGCTACTGATGTCTGTCATCGGGCAGGCTAATGCCATTGCCTCTGCTATCGGTGAAATTACAACTGCTCAACAAGGTGTTGTAGAAGTTGCATCTAATGTAACTGCATTAGGTACAAGTGAAGCAAGTATAACAAAAGTTATTAGTTTAGATGGTAATTTAGCAGCAAGTGCTAATGTTAGCGCATCAGCTACTATTGTACAATTTGTAGAATCAAGCGTACAGGCTGCGGCTACAAGTACAGCAGATGTTAAACTTACTAAAGTAGTAGCATCAAGCGTTACTGCTAATGCAACTGCTACAAGTGCGCTTGATGTTATATCTCAAGGTATTACAAGCGTTGATGCTTTTGTTACTGCAACAGGCACAATTACAGCAGATATACTAAGAATAGCTACTTTACAAAGTAGTCCAAATACAACTGCCGACACTACGGCAAATGCTACGCTTACCAAGGTGCTTGAAGCGAGCGCATCGGCTACGGCTCAGACAGCATCTGATGCTAAATTAACATTGGCAGTCAATGCAAGTGCTGCGGCTACGGCAATTACAACAGCTGATGCATCCATTTCATACACCGTTAATGCTGCGGCTGATGCTACGGCTCAAACAAATGCCAATGCCTTTATCACAAGAATAATAAGTGCGGAAGCTACGGCAACGGCTAACAGTAGCGCAGAGGCTGGCATTGGTGTTACCTTTGTCGCAGCTGCGGTGGCAACGGCAACAAGTAGCGATGCAACATTGTCAAGAACGGCAACGATGGCGGCAAGTGTGACAGGACAGGCAACGGTGACAAATGGTAATCTTCAGTTATTTGACCCTAATTTTGCCAATGTATCAATTTTATTACATGGCACAGGAACAAATGGACAAACAACATTTACTGATAGTTCTGTAAATAATTTGACTTTAACAAGAAGTGGAAATACTATTATTTCTACCTCAAGATTTAAATTTAATTCATCGAGTATTTATTTTGCTCAAACTGCAACAGATTTATTAAACATTACAAATAGTGGAAGTATTTTTCAATTTCCAGCTAATTTTACAATAGAAACATTTGTAAATTCTGATACTCTAACTGTAGATAAATCTATTTTTGTGATGTCAAACACAGGTGCAACTCAATATTTTGCATTTAATTTTGATGGAACTAATTTTAATATTTATTTAAATTCACCATCACCAAGTTCAACGATAAGCCACGGAATGTCAGCTGATACATGGCATCATGTTGCTATGGTAAGAAATGGAAGTACTATTACTTTATATACAGATGGAATTAGTAAAGGAACAATAAGTAATTCAAGTACCCTTGGATTTGCTGCTGGAAATATTTTTTTAAATAGACTTGGTGGTGGTTTGAACGACGCTATGTATATAGATGAATTTAGAATTACAAAAGGCATTGCTCGTTATACGGCTGCATTTACACCCCCAAATAGAGAATTTTTAGACCAATAAACCTAACACAATGAAACTTGGCATTTTTACAAATATTGAATCCCCAGCTACCGACTTTTATCGGACGGTTGGCACATATAGTTACCTCGAACACGAGATAAAGTACCTTGACATTCAAAATACAAAGTGGTATGATATTTTCAGCTGCGATGTAATCATAGCCAAGTCACCAAACGGACAGTTGTACCTTGATATGCTCCGTGACTGTAAGCGCATGGGCAAGAAGATAATCATTGACCATGACGATAACTTGCACAGGACAGAGCGCGTTAACCCGGCACACAAAGCATTGTCAACAGATGCAAGTAAAAAAAGTGTAGAGGAATGTTTGTCAATGGCTAATTTTGTCAGTTATTCAACTCCTGCACTTCAGCAGTATTACAAGGACTTTCACGAATGTCCAAGCCTTGTGATACCAAATGCCTGGAATCCCATGATTCAACCATTTATGGCAATACCAAGCATTGAAGACAAGGTAAGAGTTATATGGAGGGGAAGTATGCATCATTTAGATGACATTGCAACAATAAAGGATGAAATTAATTTAATGGCTGAATCGGATAAATTTGAGGTGGCTATGCTTGGTATACAAGATTTTTTAATGGCTCATCTATTTCCAAAGGTATATGTAAAGGAGTGGACAAATAATCTATTTAGTTACTTCGATTTATTAAATAATAGCCAATGTCATTACGGTGTATTTCCGTTACTAAAGAATGATTTTAACTTTGCTAAATCAAATATATTTGCGATAGAATTGTTAGCCGCTGGCGGTGTGGTGGTTGCACCAAATGACATACCAGAATATAACATTCCAGGCGTATTAAAATACGATAACTTTACAGATGTTTTGCGAAATATGAGAGACAAGGAATTTGATAGAGAAAGTATAGTGAAAGAAGGAAGGCAATATCTAAACGACGTGTTACGCATAGATAAAGTGAATGAACTAAGGAAACAAATTTTAAACAATTTAAACTTATAAAAAATGAGTGCTTTTTCAAATTATTTAGAAGACCAAATAACTGGATGGATAGCAGGTACATCAATGACAGCACCTACTGCGACATTTGTTCAGTTATATAATGGCGATCCTACCGACACAGGAACAGGAGGTACAGCGATAGTAATTGCAACTGCTGCAAGAACAAGTATTGCAAGTGGCGCAGGTTCATGGACAAGGGGAACAGGAGGAGCAGGTACAATTACTAATGCTTC